CCCAGAGGCAACCGCGCCAAAGTCGTTCATGGTGTTGTTGACTGCGCTGGAATAGCCGGGGTTGCGTGCCGCTGCCAAGGTTGTATCCCAACCGGCCTGCGTGTTCGCGCCAGCACCGGCATAGAGCGACTTGTCAAAGACCTTCATGCCGCCCGAATAGGCGTTCTGGAGGCCCGTCAGAAGCTGGGTCTGGGTCGCCGTGACAGCCGGGTTCGCCGGGGCCGTGCTAGACTGCTGTGTCGTGGTGTTGGTCGTGCCGCCCATTGTCTAGAGCACCTTTCGTAAGCCGTTCGGAACGCCCGGTAGTGGTTCGTAGCCTTCAACGATGCGAGACCAGTCGCGGCCTGCCATGCGCAGTTCCGCAAACCCGACTTTTCGCGCTTCGTCTTCGATGGTTTTGAGTTCGGCTCGCATGGTGCGGAGCCATTGCTTGGGAGGCTGATTAAGCCGCCCCTCTATGTGGTAGATGCCGCAGATTTTGCGCTTGTCTTCTTCGTAGAATTCAAGTGTGACCAGCCCACCCCCATTAGGAGGCGAGCGCCAATAGGTGGCGTATTGCAAAGTTACGAGCTGGCGCGAACGATGGCCGGGGCCACTGGGTTGAGGTAAGTCACCCAGCCGTCCATATCGCCGGTTGCGGAACTGGAGGTGATCTCCACCTTGTCCCCGGCATCAATCATGAACGGGGTATCCCAGACATAGGCCGTGCCCGCAGTCGTCGCGACGGTTCTGCGGAAATAGGTGCGTGTGGTGCCGTTGTATCGAGACAGCGACAGGTTTGGCGTGCCGCTCGTCGGGCAAACCATGATAGACACAATCATAGTGCGGCGCTCTGCCGTGAACACATCATCCACGGTATTGCCGCTGATGACGAACGGCTCAGTGAGAAGCCCGCCGCTGATCGTAACTGTCATTGCGGACCCGTCCCCTGCGCCTGCAAGTGGTCAATGCCCTTGGCAGCGGTCCAGGTTGATGCTGCCGGGATGTTGCGGCGGAAGGCGACATACTTGCCCCTGCCCCGCAAAGGCACGCGCCCGCTTGCCTGTTTGGCCTGACCGGTCTTCCAAGTCGTCGCGTCGTTCAGTGCCGTCCGCACGCCGAGTTCCAGCGTGCCATCGTCGCTGTCGTCTTCCGGCCTTGCGAACGCGATCAACGTTGACACAGGGCTTGGATTAACCGCCGTCTCCAGCGTTGCCGCCAGTGCAGTTCCAGCGAAGTACCCGAACTTGTAGTCAGGACCCAAGGCACCGAACAAAGGCTGACCGCCCTGCAACAGTCGGTTGTCCCACTCAAGGTTAGCGTCGTCCCAAACGCCTTCGTAACTATCCCAGGTCAACGCGGTCTGAGCGGCGAAGCCAAGGTAGGTCGTTTGCAGGGTCAGGGTGAACGGCTTGCCGTGTTCCCAGTTGTACCCGATGATATCTTCGAAGATGACGTTGGAGACGTTCGAGGATCGCTTCCAACGCCACATGACGTTTTTGCGGAATGGGTCAATCGAGCCCTGAATGAGCGACATGTCGGACTGGTCAACGCGGTCGAGAAACCACTTGTCCATTTTGCCAGCCATTGGCCGTTCAATGCCGCCGCCCATCGTGAACTTGCGCAGACCGTCCGTGGCCCACCACCACACCGTGCCGTCAAACGAAACGCACGACTTGGCACCGACAGAGCCGAACTCTTCCGAGATGGACTGAATGCCCCAAAGCGCATTGCCGACATTGCCCACCTGAATGAGCCGTACCGCACGCTGCTGAAGAACAAGCGCCGTGGTATCCGACAACTTGCCGCCCCAGATCAGCGCCCCACCGCTTTCCAACGGCTGGTAGTCTGCGCCCTTGGTGGTCCAGTTGGTATGGTCAGAGAACGCCGACGAACGGATAAGGCGATTATCGCGCGTTCCGGTATTGTCGAGACAGTCAAGCCCGAAAAGGATGTTACCTGCTTCAAACATCCAACGCGGAGCCTGCGCAGCCGCCACAGCCGATGCAGCGCCGCCCGCCTCAACGTCATAGGCGCGCATGCCGTCGCCAATGTTGGAATAGAGCAGCTTGGTCCCGAACCGGACAAAACACATGTCATCGGACGCTGCGCCAGTCAGCCCAGTATCAATCGCGTCCCATGTAAAATCCGCATTCATCTTTTCGACGGTTGAGGCCGTCGCAGCGACCACAGCCCACGTACCGTCTGCCGTTTGGTAGCTGAATAGCCCTCTGGGGGCTCCAGGGAGGCTCTCAGCGGTCGAAGCCGTAGTGATCGAGGGGTAAGGGCCATAGCCGTCCGCAAGGGGCTGTACGCCGTCCGCTTGCGACATCAGGCCCGGCGACAGTTCCGTCTGATCTGGCGCGAGTATCCCATAACCGAACTGCATCAGGGCGTAACCATCGGCATGGTCATTTCAACATTGCCGTACTCGGCAACATTGCCCTGCGACACGAGGTCAAACAGGATTTCGTCAGCCATTGCGTTGAGCAGCGCCGCGCCCTGGTAGTCCTTGACGTAGGCCGACGCAGCAGCCTGCCCACCGAAGAGGTAGTAATCAGGCGCAAGAGCCAACAGCCAATTGGTCGTGTTCGTTGAGCTAAGGCCAGTCAGCACCGAAGAGAACTTGACGATGAAGTCGTCGTCCGTAACCGGCGCGATTTGGATGGTCGTTCCGTTGATGGCGTAAACCTGCCCATCTTCGGACGTTTCATAAGGGTTGCGCTCAATCATGGCGTCCCAACTGACCTGCGTCAGAGGCAACGAGCCGAGAACGTCGCGCACAACCGAAGTCATACCGACAAAACCGGTCGGGAGCGTTCCCGTACCTGACGCATCAGTGTTGATGGTTGCAGAGGTTCGGCGGCGGAAGTCAGCGCGCAGTTTGCGGTCAGCCTTGGCCTCGACAAGCCGGATAAACTGGTCCGTCTCGGTGCTGGTGAACGTGCGTTCTTCCCAAGACCCAAGCGCGGTTGTCAGGGCTGCGTAGCTGTCGAGCACGGCCATTGCTTAAACCTTCCCCGACTTCGTGCGGAACGGCTGGTTTTCATCCCGCGAGAGCCACCAGCGCGAAATATCCTTGTCGCCATCACGCAAATGCGGGGCGATCTCGGCATAGAATTTGTTGAGCGGTACGCTGGCGACCTTGACCAACGGAACGCCGAACTTGTCCGACCCGCTGCCTTGCGTCCAACGCTTGCTGTCGGCTTCGTTGCGCTCTTCGCGGTTGCTTTCGAGCAGCGCCGACTCAGCAAGGTATTCCGTCTTCTGCACCGTGATTGGCACACCCGTCACAGGGTGGGTTCCGCTGCCGATGTAGCGGCGGTAATCAGGCGTGACCTCTGCCAAGGTCCAAGTGCAGTTCTGGACCTCGGCTTCAGTGAGCTTGATCGTCATGGCTAGAGGTAAGCCTCTGCAATGCCCTTTTGGCGCATGTCCTTGGCTTCGGCCTCCGGCACCTCGATCACGGTGCCAGCCCAAATCTTGTTATCGAAACCCACGCCTGCGAACACGGGCGGGAACATCTCGCCTTCCACAAAGCGGGCGGGTTCAACTTCGACCTTTTCGCCGCCTGCGTTCTTCACGATCCGGGCGGGCTTCTGATAGCCAACAATGCTCACAAGGTTGTGTGGGACATAGTGGCGCTTGAGTTCCATAGCGACCGTTTTGGTCGGTGCGTTGAGGGCGTCCGTGGACACAGGTTCAACTCCAGTTGGGGGAATAGAAAAAGGGGGAGCCGAAGCCCCCCCTCTGGGTTTGCGTTCGTAATGACCCTTGGGCATTACTGGTCCGCGAAGGTCGGCACGGTGGCGCTGGCGACAAACCCGGAAACAATCCAGGTGGTGCCATTGGCGCTTTCGATGCGGAGCACGGTGCCAGATGCCGGGGTGACGAGCGTCAGCTTGGAGTTGCTGTTGCCGTCAGGATTGACCGGGGCCACCACATCGGTGTCGTGATCGATGAACGTCACGCCGCCGACAAAGTAGTTCGTATCCGAACCCGTCGAGATGACGAAGTTCTGGGCATCCGCAGCAATCCCCGAATATACGAACTCGTACCACAGCCCAGCCTTGGGAGACGGCAGGGTGGCGGTGCAGGTGTTCGTGAAGTCGGGGAAGTAGTGGATGAGGCCGGAGTCGCGAGACTTGACCGTGTAGGTGGCCGCATCCGCGATAGAGACAGGAACGAAAGTGTCCATTTGCGCTTCTCCTTAGGTCGAAGCCGTCAGGCCAAAGAGATCGGCTGCAACACCGTGCGCTGCTTCGTTCTTCATAAGCAGGCAGTACTCGGTGAGCAGAACGCGCTTCTCGGCGTCGCCGGTCTTTGCGGGCTTCTCCACGCGGTAGTCGCGGAAGACGCCGAGCTTGACCATGCTGGGGGTGATCAGGAAGGCGTTGCGGGCGATAGTCGCGCCTGCACGGGCCATCTGACGGTTCGGGACCATAGTGATCAGACCGAAGTCCGACTGGTACATGTCAGCAGCAGCCACGATGGTGGCCTGACCCGAAGTGACCTGCTTGCGCAGCGGAACCACATCCGCATCGTCAAGGAGCCGCGAGAACACGGTCTTGACATACGGGGACATCATGAAAATGTCCGGGTTGCCGCCTGCATTGTAGGTCGAGAGGATCACGGCATCGAGAATGGCCTTGGTAAAGGCGCGCTGGGTGCCGTTGGTCGCAGCCGACTGGATGCCGTTGGAGAACGAGCCCGAAGACCCGCCAGCGTCCATGTTGTCGTTGGTCGTAAGCCACGCACGCATGCCAGCCGAAGTGCGGTTGGTTGCGCCGTTGCCCGAACCCGCCGAACTGGCCTGGTTGGACAGCAGAATGACTTCCTGGTCGGTCTTGAGTTCAACGCCCTTCTTAGCGACCTGATAAGCCACTTCCGAAGCGCGACCGGCCTTGTCGGTGTCTTCTTGCGAACCCGAGATGATGACGGTCTTGTCACTGATCTGGGTGTAATTGCCGATACGGGTCGT